AATAAAATTAAAATCTTTTTGTGTCCTTGCTGAAGGGACGACCTGCTAAACAGGAGCTCACAAAGAAATTAAATTACATAAAATAAACACACTCTGAGCACAGAAAACCGCTCACCAAACATAGAAATGCACACCAAATAACAGTAAATTCAAACTAAAGAAAATTTAATGAAACCAGAGTTAAGCAGCAGTAGCAGTGTGTCCAACCATAACACTACGCTTGGAGCGTTCAATATCCCGAAACCTAAACTTTAATAACGGTGGAGTTTCCGTTGACAGTGGAAATGGGGGCATCAGGATATTGCCGGCAACCCTGAAATTAGGATCGAAGCGCATGTTGACCTCAAATTGCTGTATTTGTCTGGGATTGGTAGCAACACATTCAAGATACCAGGTGGTCTGATTGGCCCATGGGCTTTCGGCAAATTCAAATCCGCTATTCGGCCCTATGATATCAAAAGAGAAGTTCAACATGGCAGAACCAGGTTGTGAGATCACAAATGTCCGCGCATCATAACTTTCAGGGTTCATGGACTGGCGCAGGTAAACAAAGACTTGACCATCCCAATCTGCTCTTTTGACACCAGCACCCCTAACATTAAGTTGAACATGAATAGTTCCAGATTTCCAAGCAGCAGTACGCAAGACATTCATAATTGGAGGATTATAAATGTGCGTATTCCAATTGTCATCACCAACAGGAGTTATTTTGCCGTTGATTAAGTCAAAAGTTACTGCTGTAACGTCTGAAAATGGAGCAGGAGGAGTGCTAGCTATCATACATGGGCTATACACATCTGAGGCTTCAGCACAAACAGGTCCTTGTGCTATAGCTCCAAGCAAGCGGGAACCATCAATACCCGGATTAGAACCTATACCACAAAAATCCTTAATGCCAACAAGCTTGACCCCAAGATTAAAATCTCCGGAGATTGTACCTGTTGTACTATCATGAATAATTGCATATAGGTAGGGACAACCATCTGCTTCAAGTGTGGTTCTGGGGTTTACTTGTGTTGACCAAGCAGTGACAAACTCTTGTTGGGAGAAAACCAAAGTACATTTTTCCTCAACCTCAGCAAATTGAACAATTCTATGAGGAAAACTCTCATAAAAACCAAAGGCATCACTAAGATTACCAAAAGCTATGAGAAATGTAACAGTGGCTTTAATATATGGAGAGCTCATTTTAGTAACTTCAAAGTGAAGTTCACCTCTAAAATATCTCCACATTGATATCCATGAATTGGGCATATTGGCCAAGAAAGCTTGAGTCGCACCAGCACCGCCTCCTATAGAAAGAGGCATCCTTCGAACCTCACTTGTCACACCCTGGGGAAAAGTCAATTTTCCCATCCAACGATTAAGGGGTAACCAATTCTGACAATCAGCCAAGTGGTAAATGGTGGGCTCACATTTCTCATTGACAATTGACCAGTCTAGCTTGGCAATCACATCTGTGGTAGGAGATAAGGTCCATCCCGAAACACAAATAACTGTCATCCTAACTCTGCTTCGACTTATCATCTCAGCAGACCAAGAATCCCCACAAGGGTTTGGATTAAATGTGAACGAGAAGTTCTTTTTGCACCCTGGGTTCCACGTCATGGAGTCTTGAGAGCAGATAGTATAAACATCAGTACTATACTTACCCCTCACACCACTATTTATGGCCAACATCAAACAACAACCCGAGTTGTCAGAAATGTTGGTGGTAGCTGTCACCTTTATTTTGCCTGTTATAACATGGGTGCGCAAAAAAGCGACAGTAGCTCTAAAATCTTGTCCATTGACCACATCATAGAGATACTCATCCAATAACACATCACCACCAGCCATAGCCTTGGACAACAAAACTCGAGTTTGTGCGAATTTTGTGTCAAGCAAAGAACCACGAACTGAGCTTGTATCATCCAAAGAAAGGGCAAACAAGTTTTGCTCCATTTGTGGAAAAGCCACATTCCCATTTCGTGGATCCAGCACCCGTCCCAAAATAGGATCATATTGCTTGGGTGCCGCAGAAGCCCCTTCTCGAGAGACCACAGTAGCATGAACTGCATGGTTTTCTGCTTCTTTGCCAGAAATAGAGTATTTCAAACTTTCTCCCTTGACAAAGTGCGCATTGCAGGAATTGGATAACTTCAGGACACTTGGTTGTTCAACATGAAAGTCAAACTTAAGGGACCGAAGTTTTTCTTCTGTGGGTAAATTGCTAGGCTGAGCACAATAGGTCTGTCTGCCTAAGTATTCTACAACAACAGCACCCTCCTTTTCAAATTCCTCTGTATACAATTGGGAAGGGGTGTGAGATTTCTCTATGGAAGTAGCACATCCTGCAACATTTACACTCACTTCTGCTACTTGGCTACCCTGGACAATATCACAGTTTGGCAATGAGCAAATGAGCTTGAATCTATTGTTCAGATCACATGATACAGGTGCCAGTGTATTTGGGAAGGTCACCACTCTGACTGGTCTTCCTCCCCGCATTGGAGCAACAAAAATGCTACGAATAGCATTAGCTGTATCAGTGTGTAAAGAATCCACAAGCAAAAAGCCTCCCATCAAATCACTTTCAGGGGAAGCAAAGCTCTGGATAATAATCTCAATTGCTCCAATGTGAATGGCAGAAGTCTTGAGATTCTCCTTACGAATAAAATCACTGGCCATCGCAAGTGTTTTATCCTTTGTGACGGGAATATCCAAGACTGTTGTTGGTTGTGCCAAGATGTTGCCCGTAAGCATATGCTTATTGATGAATCCCATCCCAGCAGCTGCTTTGGAAAGATCCACAGTCTTTTGGCTCATTTTTCTGAGCACATTCCATTTAGAAGTGTGAGACACATACATATCCTCAGGCTTGGGAATCTCATCCTTCAAGGGTTTATTCCCTTCTTTGGCACGTTTGAACTGAATAGCTTTTTCCTCCAAAATTCCTGAAGGAATACCACGGCTCATAATGCTTTCCATTTCAAATTTGGGCAGAATATACAGAAGCTTAACAATCTTTCTCCAAGTTCGAAAACCACGGGAAAACTCTGTTTCAAAGAAAATACTAGATTTCTTATAGAACCAATCAGCAAGAAGAAGAAGAAAGAAGTACAGGCAACAATACCTCGTCAAGCAGAAGTAGAGATATTGCACCCGCCGAAAGTCAGCAGAATCGTAACAAGTAATGTATGGGGCTGAACAGCAGCCTCCAGCAAGCTTTCTTTTCCCAAGACCACACCGACAAGAATAGGACAAGTACACGTTATTTAATGGCGCCGCACTACGTGTCCACAAAGAGATCTTTGATTTCGCTTCAGTGAAAGAAAACATTGTACTGGTGCCGAAGCACGATCTGACAACGTTGAAGATCGCTCATGCAAGAAAGACAAGAGAGAAGTTTGCTTTAAGAGAGATGAGAGAGAATTTAGAAGAAGGTTTGGTTCGGGTTTCCCCACGTTCGCTTTTATCAAAACCTATTAAGATTTTAATA